AGGAACGCACCCAAAAATAGGCGTGTCATATACAACACTCAACAGCCATCGAAAACCATTCTCGCAGCCAGATTGTTCCAAATTTCGATACTGTGTTAATCGGATTCCAAGTGCATACACAGGGGTACTTGGAAAACACATTGTTGCACCGCTGTACTTGGAAAAAACATAATCGCAGCCGCTTCTGGTCAGCGTGTATGTTCCTTCTACAAAGGCTTCAATATCTCCGGTCATGCCAGGGTTATTGCTTGCGACGTTGGAAATTGTCACGTCAATGCTATCTGGTTGATTGACGGGTGTATCTCCCCATTCTGTGCACATTGAACAGCACGTTTTATCAGACGCTTCTGGAAGCTCGCATTCTTCAAACGTCACAACGCAGTAAGCTTCGCTTGTGTCGTAGTAGTTAGTGAAATTTGACAGATTGTTGATAGTAATTCCGGTGTCGCACGACCCAAATCCTGCCCCGCTACTGACTCCCCAGCCAGAAGCATACAAAAAACAACGCGTTGCTTCGCCTGAAAAACAAAACGCAACACTAATGCTGCCTAATATGTTTTCCGGCAATTGGCCACCATAGTAATACATACAGGAAGGCCGCGTTGAAAAAAGACAGAAGTTCCCAAAAGAGTCGCTTTCAAACTCCATGCAGATCGGCCGCCCGTTTATTGAGGCAGCTGGCGGTTGCGTACAAAATCCTTCCCTGTCAGCAAATCCGAAAAAGGTAATTGTTGCCTTGGAGTCTTCAGTGAATCCGCATGACTCACGGTCGCACTCGCAATCGCACGGATCGGGCGTGCAAGAAATACCAACTCCAAGCCAGTTCTTGCCGTCTTCTTTCCTGCAATTACATCGCGTGGTCTGAATGCACCCCTGCGGCGTGCAGCATGCCCCAAGGATGCTGCAATCGTCGTCGCACTCTTCCTGTGATGCGTATGGCCCGCTCTCTTTAATCAGAAAGCCGGGCGGTGGATCACCTTGAAAACACGGGCTCATTAGGCACCCCCGAAACTGGTGACGGCTATCCGGCTGATTGCCATAACTTCTGGCACCTCGCGGTGAGAAACCATGAGCCAGGTGCGCCCTCGCGTCTCTGGATCGTTTTGCTGTCCGTACTCGTAGGGATTATCGCCAAGGCCGTAGCCAGAAATCACTCCACCGGAAGGGGCAAGATTAAGTGAATAGTCGGATGTCGGAGTCCAGGACGAGTTACTTAATAGCAACGCCCGCCATACAGGAGACTCTGGGAAAGTCCTAAAGGCAACGGTAGAAACAATATCAAACCGTCCGGCTGTTGCGATCCCGCACCCTGATACTTGAACACTGAATTGCCACAGGTTGTTTACGGGTGGAGTTGCCGAGGTGTTGAATGTCGTGCTTACCGAAAAGGCCACGATTCGCGGGTCGGTGACTGGGCCAACTACAGACCAGTCCGATTTTTGGCCGTTATACGGACCTGATCGCACATCGGATCGGACGCGAAACCACACGCGCCGTGCTGCGTTTGTGCCGTTGAGCCTAAAGTAAGTTACCTGTGATGCAGGCGTATAAAACACGTCAAATTCGCATTTGACGCTGACGTTGTTGGTGATGACTGCCGATCTCTCAATCTGGTACGCAGTTCCGCCGCTGGCTAGTTTTGCTGGCTGCCAGGTAGCCCCCTCTGCGCCGCCATCGTAGTCGGCAGAGATGTCTACGTCATACGTCATCTCGGGTATGCAGTCGCCGGGGACCGGGGCATCCCACTGAAGCCTTACGGTCACGGCCGTTTCGTTTTCGCATTCTGGGGCCGCCGCCGTGACGCCCGTGGGCTTGACTGGAGCAAGCGTGTCTTCGGTGTAGTAGCACTTCCAGCCGCAGCAGGGGGAGCAGTTGCCGCCTAGCATTAGCCACACTCCGCCGCAATCAGGAACCAGGCCGTGCCGTCTTTCGCAATCGCACAATCTCTAGAGCCCGCAGTTGATCCGACAACGGCGAACAGGTTGGTGGCCAAGGCTGTATTGGGCGTGCTGGATTGGTATTTAAATGTCACTGTCTTGCTGGCCCCGATCGACCACGTGCCATCAAACGTGGCGATGCGAAACACCCTAGCTGAAGCAGACGGAGACGGGTGATCAAACGTGATCCCCGGCTGATCCCGGTTGCCGCCCTCAACCGTCCGCACGGCCTTGGCAATCCGCTGGGCGGACTGCCGCGAGAACTTCACGAATTGATTGCCAGCGCCCTGCTTTGGGCCGTTGCCGGCGTTCTGGCTGCCCACGTCAGCCCTCGACGATCGTGATGACTAGTTTTGTGCCGGTCAGGTTGGCCTGGGCGGCGTAGTTGCCTGCCGCCAGGCGGCCCACAGCGGCTTCACCACCACGCAGCGAGACAGTGGGAACCAGCGCCCCGGCCGACAGCTGCCCAAAAGACACCGTGGCCGTGCTCACCGTGGAAAGGTTTCGAGCGAAGAACAGCCCAACGCTCGACAGGCTGGCCGTGCTGATCGCGGCCGTGTTGGCTGCGTTTGTGCCAGGGGAAAGCGTTTGCGTGGAAATGCCAGCCGATGACATATCGGCCGTGACGCCAGACGCCGCGAATGACTGAGCCAACACGTCCTTTGTGATCTGGCCGTTGACGGTGTAAACGATGTCTGGCATGCCTGCTCCTTACGTCTGCGTGGGTTGGCCGAAGTATTGATTGAACGCCACTTGTTTCTGCACTCGACGCTCGATGATGTCTGGGGCGCCGGTCTTGAGGCCGCCACCAGACGTAAGCGGCTGCGGATTGGAAGAAGGAACCTTGTCGCCTGAATCGGCGTCGATCACATACACCCGTTTCTTGGTGCTGCCCTCCAGATAGTTCCAGCCGACGTTGGGAAGCTGCAGATTCCACTTGTCGGGCCGATACTCCAGCGTCACTTCAATCTGCCAATACCGGAGTTCGATTTCGTTGACCACCTCCACGGCGGGCTGCCCCGAGATGCCGCTGCACTTCCACGACCCCGGCGGCGCGCCAAGGTACGTGTCGGAATTCACGGTGTTGGTGACGGTGGTGGCCAGAGCGTAGTCAAAATTCGGGCGGTTGCCGCTGATCAACGCCTGCAGCGTCGAGATGTCCACCGTGGCCCCTTCAAAGAAATCACCGGCAGAGTTCTGCAGCACCTTGAGCGTGGTGCCGTCGTAGTAGTACAGGGCCGGCACCTGCAAGCCGCCAGTTGACCACTTCCAAATATCGGCGCGGGCCAGCGGGCTGGGATTCACGTTCTGCTGCTTGGGCAGCTCGTAGTCCCACGTCACCTCATAGTGCCAGCGCGAGCTGTTGTAATTGCTCACGCTGACGTTCATCGCCAGGCAGTAGTACGCTTCGGGGTGCGACGCCAAAAACGCCACGCCGGGGGCGTTGCTGATGTCCGTTTGCGACGTGGTGGGGTTGTCCACCTCGACCACCCACTTGCGCTGAAACGTCGGCGGCTCGCCAAATTTGCGTGAGCCTGTGACAGTCGGCAGCTCGGTCACTTTGACAATGCCCATTACGCAGCAGCTCCCAAGATGTCCACGGCTTGCTGATTAAGGGCACGCAGCTCGGCCTTCATCTCTTCGAGCTTGGCCGTCTGCTTGCGGTACTCGGCAATGGCTGGATCTTCCCGGCCGCTGGCCAAGGCAAGAAACTGCGACATGCCCTCGCTGGATCGCACGTCGTTTGCCTTGAGGGACTCGTTGGACTGGCCACGGAGGGCAGCGGCCCGCTCTAGCTGCATCTTGACGATGTCAATTTGTTTTTCTTGCGCCCGCTCTAGCACGGGCTCGGCCTTCTTGGCTCGCTCTTCTGCGTCCTTGGCGTCACGCTCGGCTTTGGCCTTTGCGGCCGCCGCTTCGCGGGCCGCTTTGTCTTGCGCGGCCTTCTCGGCGCGAGCTGCTTCCCGTTGGGCCTTGGCTTCCTGGTCGTTCATGCGGGTTCGAGCAGCGCGCGTGGCACGACGGGCCGGGCCTTCTGGGCCAGACGCAGCGGCCGGCGTTCCAAACGCTGCAGCGCTTGCGGCGGCGCCGGCATTAGAAAGAGCTTGCCTGCCTTCGGCTGAGTTTTGCTGCATTTGCTCAGCAGCTTTTGCGGCGAGGTCTTTGCCAAACTGCTTCAGATCCTTCGACACCCATCTTCCAAGCCCTTCAAGCAATTTGCCAACGCCGATGGCAAACAAATTGCCGGCCATCTGAAACATGTTGAATCCAGCCCGCAGCGTCTCGCCTACGGCTGTGAACACATTGGCGACAAACTGAAACACGGCACCGATTTCCTGCAGCGTCACGCCAAACCCATCAAAGTTTTCTACTGCGGAATCAAAGATGCCGGCGAAATAGTCGGCAATATCCAGCAGGGCATCCGAAATAGCGTTGGCGACGCCTGTGCCTCCTTCGCCGCTGATGCCGTTGAAGGACTCGACAAACGCCAAAAACTCTTCGGCCAGACTTGTGACCACGGGGGCGAGGTTGCCCACCACCTGGCCGATGATGCCGTCGAAGGTGGCCTTCACCATGTCTAGCGAATCGTTCATCTGGCCGATGGCTTCGACTTGATCAGTTCCAACGACGGCGCCAAGCCTCCGCATCCGGGCGTCGATCTCGTCAAGGTTCTGCGACATGAGCGGCAGCAGCTCGACGCCTGCCTTGCCAAACATCGCCACGGCAGCAGCGGCGCGCTCGGCCGGCGTTGGCAGCGCCGATATTGCCTGCTGAATTGTGCGGAATTGCTCTTCCGGCGACATCGACTGCAACGCCTGAAAATCAATTCCAAGTTTTTCAAACGCTTCTGTTTTTCCACTTTCGGCGGCTTGGCCAATCAATACGCCAAGCTTCTGCAACGCCTGAGTGCCGCTCTCGGCTCCGCTCAGCTTGGCGGCCATGTTGAACGTTTGCAGGGCTTCGACGCCGATGCCTAGGCGTGCCGACAAGTCATTGAGCTGATCAACAGATTGCGAGACGCCGGCCGCGTAGTTTACTGCTGCCCGGCCTGCGTCCGTAAAAGCATTAGCCAGCGTCATCACGCCTTTGGCAACGACAGCACCAATGGCAATGTTCTTGATGGTGGATACGTCGGCGGCAGTCTTCCTAGCCTGCCGCCCCATCTTGTCCATGGCATCGGCAGCCTGGTTGGCACCAGATACGACACCGCCGGCCGACATGCTTGCCCGCATCGCCAGTGCCAGAGTCGTTGCCATATGTCACCGCTTTAGTTTGCTTAGCTCAGCGGCAATCTCTGCCGCAGTCATCGGGGGCTTTTGGATTGGCATAAAGTCATCTTCTCGGGGTGGCCGCCCACGCCCGCAGTGCGGGGCGAGCGTTGCCGCCACAACCCGTGCTGTCTGCCGCCATTCGCCTCCGATTGGGTTTACGTACCGATGGAATGCCAGCCACTGCCTGTATTCGGCCACGTCCATGCGCTGGCCAAGTTCCCGCACCGTCATGCCTAAGTGACCGGCCAGCAGCAGCGGGAATGCGTCCAGCGGCCGGTCAATTAGTTTTTTCCGATGTCCTCAAGTTCTTTTTCGTCAAGCTCGTTGTGCTTCTGCGCGACCTTAAACAGCCGAGCACCCACGGTGCCGCTGATCTTTTTCAGCTGATCGCCGGTGAAGATTTCCTTGCCGGCCTCATCTACCAGGCACTTGGCGAGGTAGCGGGTGCGGTAATCATCGACGCCTTCCCCCTTCGATCGCAGGCACGCCAACTCCCAGGCCTGCAGCTCGCCAAGCGGCAGCGAACGTATCCACACATCGCAGCCCCATTCAGCCACATGCACCTTGATGGCTTGCCCTTGATCGGCGGCCAGAATCGTTTCAGCCAATCCCATGCGTTAGGTTCCCGAGAGTTTGAAGGTGGCGGTGTAAGTCTGAAACTCACCGACGCTTGCCTGCCACGACAACTTTTCAAAGAAGGCGCAGGCAAACGACCAGGAAGCATTCGGACCACTGATTGATAAGGCAGCCGTCAAGCCGACGTTGGTGGCCGTCATGGCGTTAGCGGCGCGTACCGTTACGCTCACAGCGCCCAAGTCTGTGTCGGCCCGGCTAAACACCTTCAATCGCTGCGTTGATGTGCGGGAAGTGGTTTCCACGGTGTCGGCCGAAATGCCGTCCACCGACACAGAAACCACCTCACCAAGCGCAACGCCGTTCCACGTGACGCTGGTGCCCTGCGATACGTTCGCCATGCCGGCCTCCCGGCTATCAGCGAACCTTGAACGTCAGGGATTGCTTTACCAGCTCGCCCACGGCATAGGCAACGCTCGATGCCGAGACGATGCCCGTGTACGTTGTGCCGCCAAATGTCAGCGAGCCAGACGCTCCAACGGCAACGGTGGTGGTGCCCAACGCTTCGCAGCTGATCTCATCGTCTTTAAGCGCTGGGGCTTGGTAGCGGCGGCCCTGGCCGCTGGCAATTCCAAGGTGCGTTTCATCGAGCAGATCCCCGCCAGGCGTCACGGTGACGCTGGTGACGGTATACGTAGCGCTGGCGAAAACGAAGGTATTGCCCTGAGAATCGGCAGCCATGCGGCATGTCTCCTGTGGTTCGTGGGCCGTCTGGCCCTACCGTTTACCGTATGACGCAGGGGCGGAATCCTTGCAGTTACGCAGTGGCTGCGGCACGCTTGGCGGCAGCTTTGGCAGCCCGGATTTCTAGCTGCTTCTTGGCGTTCACAAGCCCCTGCCGCATTTCGGTTTCCATGCGGGAGGCAACCTGCCCCTTGGTCTGTGCCCACGTGCGTGCAATCGGCTGTTGGGCTCGCACAGGAGCCAGCACCAAAGCCTCGCCCCGCGCTGCCGCCTTGAAGAACGCCTTGGGGTACTTGGGGTTTGATTGCACCACCTTGCGCTGCCCCTTAGCCATGCGTTTCCGCGACAGCGTAAACGGGCCAAGGGAGTCGTAGCTGCTGGCAATCACGTATTTTCGCAATGCGGACGGCTTAGTAATGCGGCGTTCTTTTGTGCCAAACTCAATCCAAAACTGGTGGAATGCCCGATCTTTGCCTTTGCGCACCTTGCCGCCAGACGCAGATGTGCTTTTCCCGGTGCCAGCCTTGGTGAACCCAACGACAGCCACGCCTGTGCCGGTGTTGTTGTACCGAATTGATTTGATCGCAATGGATCGTTGCAGGTTGCCTGTTGGCCCTCTTGCGGTGTTTAGCTTGAGAGCGGCAAGGCACGGGAGCATGGCTCGCTTGACGGCTGCCGCCTGCGTGGCTGCCCGCAGCCCTTTGGGCAATTCCTGAAACGCCTGCTGCAAGTCAGGGAAGCTTGGAAACTCAAACTTCAACACAGGCTGCGCCATCACGTCGCCTCGTTGATTCTGAACTCGTACGACTGCTGCACGCTGTAGTAGGGCAGCATCTGGTCATCCTGCGGCATTTCCACGTCGTCCGACTCTGCCTGCAGCGTCGTGCGTTGGATGGTCACGCTGGCCGTCGTGCCCGTCCAGCCGTCCACGGCCAATCGGACGGCTCGGGCGATCGTCTTTACGCTGGTGTACGAAGTGCCGTAGGTGGTCAGCTGCAGCGTCACCACGGGATTGCCGACGTTGCCTGCCAAGCTCTGCGGGCGTTCTACGGCTGTGCGTTGGTAGATGACGAGCGGCAGCGGAGTGCCAGTAGGAGCCAGCAGCGGGTACACCCGCGTGCCGATGTATTGGCTTACGGCCGTCTGGCTGGTCAGCCGCTGAAACAAAAACGCTTCTGGGGCTTCTGGAAAGCTCATGTGGCGGCCTTCTCCGTGCAGATCAATTCCATGTACCAGCCGCGTTCGTATTCGTTAATGGCACCGATTTCGAGCGTGCGGGAGCCTGCGTACAAAATGCGCATGGCGGGCTTCACGCCTGCCAACGCGCGGATTGTCACCTTGTGCCCAGTAAATCCGACGATCTGGCCATACCGCTCGGCCTCGCGGCCCGAGAGCGCAGACACGTCTGCCCACACAGTGGCAAACGTAGACCACGAAAGCGAGACTTCGCCAACCGCGTTTCTCGTTTCGGTCGCCTGCTCAATCACGATTCGGTCTGTTAGTCTTCCAGCGTCAATCATCGGTACGATCCCCAGCGGATGGTGTCGAGCAATGCCTTGGTGCCCATCGGCACTTCCGTAAGCGCCGCCTCGGCCGCCATCTCGCGGTTACGCCACAGATGGGCCACCAGCATCAGAATGGCCGACTTCACCGGGGCGGGCACGCTGGTGCCGTCAGCCGAGTACCCGGCCCACCACGTCACCGTGGTGCTGTTCTGGTCGGTCAAGTGGCTGGGCCAACTCTGGCCGTACAGCGGCCTGGCAACGCCAGGAGTGGATTGCCTGTCCACCCGGTATTCCGTGGTCGCAAGCGTGGCCGTAGAGGCCCCTGCGCTCGGCGTGTAGGTGATCGTTACCGCCGTGGCCGTTCCGGCCTGCACCATCGGCGGCCGTGGCAGCTCGATATCCAGATTGGGAATGGTGCCCTGGCGGCCCTCGATGTTGTTGCCGTCGGCCAGTAGCCCAAACTGCACCGGGCTTCCGATCGCCCCATAGAACGAATCCAGCCGCATCTGCAGCTGGGTGTGGCAAAAGGTGCGGTCGCAATAATCCTCGGCCCAGCGCGTGGCTGAATTGATCAGCGACGTGATCAAGGTGTCTTCGTCACTGTTGTCGATCCGCAGGTGAAGCTTGGCTTCGGCCAGCGTCACCGGGTGAACGGCGGGCTCAGTAACCCGCACCAGGCTGCGATACCTCATCGGGCTTTCCTCCCTCTACGCCGTGGGGCGTCTGCTGTTTCAACTTCGCTGCGTCGCTCCACCATGGCCACTTCCAGCAGCGGCTGCTGGGGCTCGTGCACCAGCTCGACGCCGCCTGTGGCCAGCAGGCTCTTCGCCGGGCCTGATGGATACTCAATGACGGCGCCCCGGCTGTAGCCGTTCATAGAGCGCGTGAATCGCAGCAGGACGTGGTCAGGTCGTGGCACAGCTGGCCTCCCCGTGTTCGATTGATCCCCAGGCATCGGCAGGCCGTTTCCCGCCCTTGTTCCAGTAGTCGGCAGGCGACTGATAGACGGGCTTCAGATCCCGGCCCGGCCACGTCAGCTTCAGCTCGGCGTGCCCAATCGCCACCTGCGGGGCAATGCCCAGCTTGTTGCCGGCGGCGCGGAACGCCTTCCAGAAGTGGATATCGGGGTCAATGCGTGTCTTTTCGCCCTCTGGGGCGTCACCCCAGTGCCCATCGGGCCTGGGCGTGCCCAAGAACCACGGGGCCTTTGTCTTCTTAAGCGCTTCGCTGCGGATCAGCGTGCACCCGAAATGAGCCGTCGCCACGGGCTGGATCACAGCCTCAAACCACGTGTTGGGCAGCTGCACCAGGCCGATGGTGCCGTCGTGCCCCTCGGGCGTGAACATCGGCACGCCATCGTCCCGCTTCGTCTGCAGCGGCGCCACGGCGTCATACCCCGAGATCAGCGCCGCCGTCATCAGCCGCTGCACCGTGTCGGCCTCAAACGCGCTGTCGTAATCGCACGTGAGAATCCAATCCGTGCGGTCCACGATGTCCAGCAGGACGCGGTCCAAGCATTGTTCCCAAAATGCCCCGGTAAATTTTGTGGGGCGAATGCCCAGCGGCATCAGCGACTGCATCACGCAGAAGAAGTTGTCCATGAACCCGAGCCGAGGCACCGAGAATGCGGCCTCGACTCGCAGATCGTGCTCGACGTTGCCGATTCTGACTTTCACGCTGTTGCTCCCATAAACGCCAAACGGGCGGCCGGGGCGTACCCAGCCGCCCGCTGTGGGCGTTGTCGCAGTCGTGTCAAGCGTCAGAGGCTGGCGACGCCGTTCACGCCAGACTCGGTCGCGGTCACGGCGTGCTGCTCGGCCTTGGCCAGCCGAGCGTCAGTAGCCACTGCCACGGTGTTGCCCGGCGTTGCCACCACCGTCAGGTAGCGGCGACGGCCACGCAGGTCGATGTTGAATCGGCCAACGGCACCGACGTTGGCGCCAGTGGTCGAGCCGGCACCAGCCGTGATCGACAGGCCCGAAACGTCCGTCTGGCCGCTGCCCGCCGTGTCCGACTCCTGCACCTTGAGCACGCTGGCGTAGGACGAGGTCGCAGCCGTGAACGGGCTGAAGATCACGTCGATGCTGGCGTACTTGAAGCCCGCCGTGTCGATCTCATGCGTGAACGTCGCATTGGCCGCCACGCTCGTCGTGACCTTGCTGACCGTCCGGGCACCGCTGTGGTGATTCATCTGTCAGTTTCTCCAGGGAAGGGTGTCAGGGTTAGGCCAACTTGAGAGCCACAACCGGGCCGGCTTCGGTGGTCGAGCCCAGCGAGTGCACGTTGATGTCGAGCCGCTGGATCGCGCGGAACGCGGTCTGGTCGGCTTCAAAGTACCGATCCGACGAGGTGGCAACCTGCATGTCAGATTTGACCGCCATGATGCCAGCCAGCGACAGGTCGCCAACGTAGGCCGCGATGGTGCCCGTGGTCGGGGCCGCCGTCATCTTGAGCACCCACACGACCGGCAGGCCAAGGAAGGTGTTCGGCGTGCCCTGGGCAAGGTTCGCAGCCGTGTTGCCGCCAGAGAGAGCACCGATGGTGCCGCTGCCAGCCACGCCGCTCGACAGCATCATGCGCTGCACGCTGTTGTGGTACACGCTGGGGTGCATGTACCAGGCCGACGTGCCGATGGCGTAGCGGGGAAGCTTCGCCAAGCAGGCCAGGTAATCGTCAATGTCCAGGCTGGCAATCGTGGTGTTGCCAGTTGCCGCGGACTGAATGGACGCGGTGTGCGTGCCGTCATCAATCTGGGCAAGGCCCCGGATCCCGCCGTAGGTGCTGGTGCCGGTCCCGTTAAACGCCGCATCGTCAATGGCGGCCGACAGCGAGGTGGCGTATTCCTGGGCAAGCCACGACGCAACGGAAATGGCGTTGTCGGCCAGGAGCTCGTTGCTCACCTTCGTGGCACACGCCAGCTTCTTCGCCACCAGCTGCACCATCGTCGCCGTGGGGTCGCTCGTAGTGATGGTCGAGTTTTCGCCCAACCAATACGAGGTCACGCCCGTCAGGCGACGAGGCACCAGAAGGGTATCGCTGGACATGGTGACGTTCTGGAAAACGTTCATCGCCACGCCGAATTTTTCGACAAGGCGAATGATGGTGTTTGAGAAATCCTCAAACACAAGATTTCCGCCAAGGCTGTTCACCTGGCCGCCCATGTCGCGGTACTCCGCGCCGAGGTGGTCCGAGCACCACTGCCGGGCCTGCCGATCACCAAAGTGGGCCTTGAGCCACATGCCGCAGCGGTTCGCCACCTCGGGCGACTCAAACACGCCGGGCTTGTAGCCACGGGTCGAAATCGGCTCAATGCGGGGCTTTGCCATTTCGGTGGCCTCCACGGGTGCGGCACGGTTCAGAACCTTGAGCAGCTCGGCCTTCTTGGCCTCACGGGCCTCTTCCTTGGCAATGGCCGACTTGATCCGATCAGCCTTGGCCACCAGCGCGTCGTACGCCACCTGGCGGGCCTCGACGGCCTCCACCACCGAGCGATCAGCCGACGCCGCCTCAACGCCTTCGCCCTCAACGACTTCCTCGGCCGCGCCCTCGTCTTCCAGAGCGCCCATCTCGGCGAGAACGGAGGCGAGTTCGTCCAGCAATTCCTTGACGCGAGCGGCCATGTGCGTTGGCTCCTGTGTGCGGTAGGTGTGTGACCTATCCGCACGCTAAAGCAGGAGGTGCCGCTGCTTGCAGAAACAGGAACGCTGGTTGTTGCCTAATTAGGCAACGAGCGCCGCCGAATCTCGCACGACTTCACGACGTGCTTTGCCGTCTTCCGGCAGTGCGGGCAGCGCAGATACCGGGTGCACACGCCGCCCTTCTCAGCCGTCGAGTACACGCCAAAACGTGCAGCTCGGCAGTAGTGGCAAACGTCACCGGACTTTGTGGCCATGCTGCCTCAGAAACCTACGAATCGCCGTCTCGGTCTTCGCATCCCGTCGAAGTGCCGGCAGCTTCAGCGCCGGTCGGTGCGTCTGCAGATGCTTTTCCAGTGAGCGAACCGCCACGCTGGTGTCCTTGTAGGCCGGCGTCAGCACTGGGCCGACATCGAAAAGCCCACTGATGGTGCGAATGTAGCGGAGGTGTCCACCCTTATCGTCTGTAGTCCACTCGTCATCGTCGGTGGTGAACGCAAACGAACTTCCAAAAACATCGGAACGGCGTATCAGCTCGACCACGTCCATGCGTGTATCGGGCGGGTCGATCTCATAGGCCAGGCCGTCATCAATGGTTGCCAACCGCAACGTGCCGGCTCGCTCGGTGCCAAGCACGAAGTTCTGGTCGTGGTTGTAGAGCCCCACGACATTGCGGCCTTCTGCTTTCATCACGGCATCAAATGCACCGGGCCGGATTTCTTCGGTGAAGCCGCCGAGATCGACTGAACGGACGTTGTATCGGGCAGCCATGCCACGGATTAGCGCGCGGCCGTCAGCGCGTGTTTCAACACTCAGCGGCAACGGAATGTTGCGACGTTCGACGTTCATGGCTTTTGCTTCCTTGGGCTGCGCGTGCGGCGCGCTCGGGGTGTTGCAGGCTTCACTGGCGTATCGTTCTCTGGGCCTGGCCCAGCCAGCAGTTGGTCGGTGTACGAAAGCGGCAGGTTGTCGGCTGGCATCGTGTCGCCCGCATTCCCAACAGCCGCAGTGGCCGCGATGCCCTGCATCGTGGTCAGGTTCATCTGCATGTACCGCTGATCGCCGTCGGGACCGATTGGATTCATGTTGAGCACTTCCCGGCACTCGTTGATCGAGTAGATGCCGGTGTTGAGCATCGTTTGCAGCCAGTTTGCTTGGGCGGCCAGATCGCCACGCAGCAGGCCACGGGTATCAAACTCCGCGAAATAGATTTCGTCCTTCACCACCAGATCGCGGGTGATGGCTGATTCCCACCGCCGGAACCACGGCAGCAACGTCTGCTGCACCAAATCGATGGCGGCCTGCTCCTGTGACGCATAGCCGACTTTGGTTTTGTCCTGCACGTACGAAGGATCAACGCGGTAGGCGCGGCAGATTTCAACCGTCTGGTACGCCCGAGATTCAAGGAATTGGCTGGCCTCGTTTGTGCCCTGCACGTCCTTCCAGTGCACGCCCTGCGGGAGCACTGCCGTTCTGTGCGCTCGGTCAGCGCCCCGGTGCATCCGCTCAAATTGCTCGCGGAGCCGCTCGGCCGTTTCCACCGTGATTGGGTTGTCAGACTCCATCAGCCCTGAGAGCCGGCATGCGTTGCCGAAGTAGGCGCCGCCGTGAGTCTCCAGCGCTTGGGCCAGGGCGATCGCGTCACGCGAAAGCGTGATCGGAAGCATGCCCATGATGCCGTCGTTGCTCAGCCAGCGCAGGTGGAAAATTTGGTCTTGCCGGTAGATGGTTTCCCGGCCGCTCTGCTCGCGGTAGCAGTACCGCAGGCTGCCGTCTTCCAGCTGCTCCACCTTCATCCGGCTGGGGTGCAATGGCCGCAGCTCGCTCACGGCCCCGGCCTTGCCGCTGAGGATCTCGGCATAGGCGTTGCCGTACAGCAAGCAGTGAGCCGTGAGCATTTCCCGAAACTCAAAGCTGGTTTGCCAGCCGTTGGGCTGCTGGGAAAGCATCCGGTACAGAGGCAGATCGCGGGCACGCTCTTTGCCGCCCTCGGGCAGCCGGCGATACAGGTGCAGCGGCACGGTGGCCACGTTCTCAGCAATCAGCCGCACGCAGGCCAGCACCGTTGAGCACTGCAGCGCCGTCTCGGGCGTGACTCGAACGCCAGCCGATCCACGGGCAGGCGATTCGTTCCAGCCGTCGTTGTAGCCGCCGCCACGCAGATCGATGATGCGGTATCCCTTGTCTTCCGGCGTCTCGGCTTGAGCGATCATATGGCCACGATGTCCCAGTTTTGTTCAGGCTTTGGCGCCGTCGCCGTTTGCCACAGGCCAAGGGCTTCGACCAACGCCACCATGCCGTCGATGCGTTCCGTGGATTTGCTTTTGCTTGGCTTAATGTCGCCGGCGTGGTTCATCTCAATCGACACGTTGTTTGCCATCCACGACAGCATCGGGTGATTGGCGTGCCGCAGCCGGCCGGAAAGCGTGAGCGTCTCCAAGAATTTGCAGGGGCTTGAGAAACTGCCGTATCCCTGCCTAAACGCTACTATTTCAAACCCATCTCCTTGCAGTTGCTGCGATATGTGCTGGGCGTTCCAGGGATCTATCCCCATCTGCCGAATCACGAATCTCTTGCTGATTTCGTTGATGTCCCGCCGCACCGTGTCGTAGTCCGTGGCGTTGCCATCGGTGAGCCGCAACAGCGGGCCGTACTCGTTACGCTCCTTGGCCCAATCCAGATAAGGCACCTTGTCCCGGTGTGCTCGGCCTTGGGCGTTCTCGGCTGCCGCCCAGAAGAACGGCAGCACGTCGAAGGTGCCGTCCTCATCGGGAAACAGGTACACGGCACACGTCAAGTCCGTGGTGCTCGACAAGTCCAGGCCGACGTACGCCTGGCGGCCGTCGAGCGGACGCAACGCACCGCCACAGGCAGCCCACTTGTCAGGCAGAATCCACCGCACGTCAGAGCTGGTGGCGATGTCGAGCCGGTAACGCAAAAACGAGTTGAGTTTGCTGGGGCTGTTCTTCGCTTCCAAGGCATCGGCGGCAAACGACTCCAGCGTGATCGTGTGCCCCAGTGACGGGTTGGCCTTCCGCCACGTCGCCTCGTCAAACGGGTCATCCGCTTCTTCGGCCTTGTAGACGCAGCCGTAAAAAGCCGGGTCGAGCGTCGGATCTGCGGCACACCGCTCGGCATACGTCCGTTGCTCCCACCAGAGCGCCTTGCGGTCCAGCTCGCCGGCTGTGGTGATCGACAGCAGCAGCGGCTGCCGCCGTGCCGCACCGCCGTAGCGCAGGGCGTCATAGAGCCGACGATCACGCTGGGCGTGCATCTCATCGAAAAGCAGGGCGTGAATATTCAGCCCCTCGGCACGGAACGCATCTGCCGAGAGCACACGATAGAACGAGTTGCTGGCCCGGTGGATGATCGTCTTCCGGCTGTCCACCACTTCCAGCACTTTGGACAGAGCCGGCGAGGCCCGCACCATAGCGGCGGCTTCGCGGTAGATGATGCCCGCAGACTCACGATCCGTGCATGCCCCGTAGACTTCGCTGCCTTGCTCGCCGTCGGCCAGCAGCATGTAGATGGCGATCCCCGCCAGTAGAGTTGATTTGCCTTGTCGCCTTGGCCCCCACGGCAACCAGCCGCAGGGGCCAAGACGCCATTTTTTTTGGGCACCTCAATGTAGGCCACTCGGTGCTGCCTTGTGCCGTCTGGCCGCAGTCGCCCAAACAACTCTTTGAAAACTTCGTGCTGCCACGGCAACAAAGAAAACGGCTCCCCGGCGTGCTGGCCTTTTGAGTGTCGCAAAACACCCTCAAAGAATCGCACCACGCGGCGGTACTTGGCTTCGCCTTCCGGCGTCAGATCACGCGCCTTCGGCTGCGAAGAACGCTTCGAGATCGTCTTTCGGGGCTTCGGCTTTCGTCCCAAGTCGCACCCTGCTACTGGGCGTCAATCCAAACTCGCCCATCAAGTTGGCCTGCAATACCACCAGGCCGCGATACAAACTGCCGGCCGGATTTGGCTTGACACCACCAAGATCCGTTTTGATCGTCGGCCCGCTCGCACGCAGCTCCAGCAAGCACGCTTGCGCGGCTGCGTACACCTCGCACAGCGTGGCGAGCGCCTCGCCGTCGCCCGTGGTCAGCACGCCCATCTTCGACAAGATGTCAACAAGTTCGTGCCACTTGGCCACGGCCAACGGCTCAACCGAAAGACGCTCGGGCATCTCGGGTGCGCCGGGCGGCGCCGACGGCTCACGCTTGGCCGGGCCACGCTGCGTGCCTTCAAGAATTTTGATGGCGGTTGGCTTGGGTTTGCGGCCCATCAGAAATGTCCTGGAAAAACGGCGTCGAATTCCTGCGCCGCGCACGCGCGAGGAAACCGTGGGGTTTTATTAAGGCTGCCTTCTATAGTTTTTTGACCGCCCCGGCGTCGCGCCGCTCCCGCAACGTCTTCCGTGCGTGGCAAGCAATACAAAGCACTTGCCCATTGGCCACGTCGTAGCGCGCCCCGCCCTGGCTGATGGCCAACACGTGATCGGCCTGAGCCTCCCTCTTATCGCTGCACACGCGGCCGCAATGCCTGCACGTCCAAGCGTCGCGCGTCAGCACCGCTTGCCTCCAAGCCCGGTGGGCCTTGTTGCAGTACCCACGGGACGCGGCATTGGGGCGTGTACTGTCATCCCGCCTCGGGCGTGAGGCACGCAGACGCAGCGGCTGATGGGCTGGGATGCGGTTGGGCACTAAGACTTCATGACCACGTTGACCGTGGCCGTGGCATTGGTGCTAGCAGCCACCAGCTTCACGTACGGGAACGCAAAAGCCGCATCTGGCAGGGCATACGCCGTCCGATTGCTGGTGCTGGGGGCAAGCGTAATGGAGGCCGCTGAGCCACTTGCGTCGTACAGCTGGCAGAACGAACCCGATTCGGTGTCGTTGCCCCACACGTTGATGGTGGCAGCGTTCGTGGTGATCGTGGGCAGTTCGACCACGGCGCCAGCCATGTCATCCATGCGAAGCGTGGTGCTGCTGCTGGTGGCAGTGGTGACGGTGGCTTCGACCACCCGAAACAACCGCTTGATCTTTACCTGGCTCATTGAACGCTCTCCGTGGTTAGGCTCGGGTCTGGCCCGAATCGTGGCCTGTGGTCAGAGTACGTCAAAACGCCGTATGTCTTGCAGTGCGGCGCGGCCGTCTCTCGCCGCAGTAGCGCACTTCAGGCCGGCGGCTCAGGGAGCGGCATCCAATGGGTCGGCTTTCCGTCCTTCATTGAATCGCAGCCTGTCCATCCGCCACGGTTGTCAATCCAGAAGACCTCGGCGCTGACTTGCCGCTTGCCGCCCCAATGCCCACGAAACGCGACGATGACCATTTGGCCTCGCTGGGGCAGTTGCTCTTCCACAGCGATCCATCGCGGCATCAGTTCGCTCACGGCCGCAATGGCATCGTCGCCGCCGTTGCGGATGCGGATGTCGAGTTCTTTGTAGTAGCCCATCCGACCTTCCATTCGCTCAAGAGCGCACTACGCGACTTCTGCCGTTTCCTCGCAGAGTTGCGAGAAAGCATCTTTTTCAGCACCGATGACCAGTTCGACGTACCGCTCCAGAGCGGCCAATCGTTTAGCGCAGTCATCAAGCGTTCGCGCCGCATCTTCAATGCGGAATCGCACCCAAGGCTCCAGTTTGTCGATGCCAGACTCTTCGTCCTCCAGCACCATCACGCGCAGGCAGGCAGCAGAAATTTCCGGCAGATATGCCAGCGTTTTGTATTCGGGCTTTTGGGCTTCTTCCATCGCGTCCCTCTCTGATTTCAAGAGTGCCGCGCCCCACCGCGAGGGCCGCATAAAGTGGCGACCGTCAGCGCGTATCAAGGCTGATTTTTCGCGCGGTGGGGGCGGGCTTGGCTCATCATATACGCTGGAATGGTTGTTGCGCTTCATGCGGCGTGTAGTGAAGTTCTGTGGCTACTTGCCGTCCGCTGGCGGGGCCGGGAGCGGCATCCAGTGCGTCAGCCATCCTTCTATCTTGGACTCAAGGTCGCCGCCCCAATCAACCAGCCCTCCAACTCGCTTGCCGGTTGCCCAGCGTGCAAAGCGGTCATGCGACGAGTACCACAATACTTCGACACCTTCATCCGGCAGTCGCTCGCTCACCGAAATCCAATCCCCACTCATATTCGTAATCCGTCGCTTTCCGTTAGTTTTGCAATACGTTTGGGGTTCGCCACAGAACCAAGCGATGCTGCGGACGGAGCCGCAGATCGCATCGTTAGCCCGGTTTATCTGTTTTCGATAAACCGGCCTAAACTCGGTTGAATTGTCAGATTTTCAGCATCTCGGCCGGGATCAGCTCGCGTATCTGCTCTGCCAGCCGTCGCTCCTCTGCGGTCGGCGTGCCGTGCTTGCACAGCGACCGGCAGTGCTGGTCGATTTGCCAAAGCACCTGCATGGCCTCGCTGCCCAGCCTCGCGGCGTCGTACTCGCTCTGTTCGTCTGGCAATCGGTAGCGAAGCGTGACGGTCGGCATGGCTCAAATTCTACCCGTGCGGACCAGAAACCTATGCCCGTTTTTCTTTCGGCATAGGTTCCGTAACAGTCGCTCCTCTGGTGCAAGAGCGCACATTCCCAACATAAGGTGTGTAGCGAACTAGCCGACCGGAGGATCGGGCGGCAGCAGCGCGACCGCGTCGGCCCATGGCATCACCTTAACGCTCGCCCCTAGCACGGCCTGGTCGGCTGCCGCCCACATGGCGTGCAACAGCCCGCCCGGTTCAATCTCAGTGAGAACGTCCGCCGACAGCATGAGACGCCCATCGGTCAACGTGCGTGGCATAGGCACACAGTTGGGCGAGCCGTGCTGTCCGTGCAACTCCGCAAGCCTGCCGGCGAGCTGCGGCGTAAAGACGAGGGCCAGGCCGCGAGCGTCGGCGTAGGAGATCGGGAGCGTCAGATCGGAAAGCGTCATGTGCGCCCCATTGTTACTTGGAACGCTTGAAGTGCTGTGTAATAGGCTGCCGCCTGAGTCGTGGTCATGCCAGCGCCGAAAGAGTAAGCCAATATCCGCCGCGAAGCGATTGAGTTGAACCCGCCGACGTTGTCAAGCGCTGCGGCAAACACAGCAAACCTAGTGCTGCCTGGCGTCACCGTGACCGTCGCAGTGCGTTGCACGATTGACGATCCGTCCTTGAAGTGGCGGGAGTCGCTGGCAGACGTTCTAGACGTGATGTGGTGCCCTTGCTGATTGCCAGAACCGGAGGTGATTGTGGCGGACATAAAAACATTGTCACCGCTTCTCCCTCCGACGCTGTTGCCGGAGGTTTCGCACATAAGTACCGGCCCGTTGAAACTTCCGCACCATCTGGCTGTTGTCACTGGATCAGTGCCACGCCAATACACGGAGCAGTGAATGTTGTACCCGTCGCCTAAGTCATTTCCTGTCAGCGGAGTAAGCAGCGCCTTTGTGCTTCCGTTGCCTTGCAGGCCAGAGCTTGAGCCGGTTTCCGCGTAGTCGCCAGAGACGAAATTGTAGTTGGTGTCGTTGCCGCCATACTGCGTGCCAGAGAGACTTGTGCCGCGATACAGCGGCACCAGCGCCGCCTCTAACGATCCACCGCACATCAACGACAGACGAGCAAACAGGCTGCGAATTCCTGCGGAGTCGATGCTTTTGCAGAACTGATCGACAGCCCGCAGAGTCGTTGTCGATACAGTGCCGCCGTTAGCGACCACGCGACTTCTCCAGTCGGCGGCTTCTGGATGAACGCCAGAGGCTCGCGGGCGCAGGAGTCGTGGCGACATTGGCATTGAAGTGACGCTCTTGTGGTGATGTAGGGTCAGCGGCTGCGGATTGCCAACACGAAGACGGCGGCGAGGAGCAGGCCCAAAATCAAATGCTCGAACATCAGTTGGCCGTCTCCGTCTCGGGCAGGCGTGCGGCTGCCGACTTCGGTTGTAGGGCATAGAGCAAGCGGGTCTGCTCGGCGATCGCTTGGCCGATCTCTTTCTGTGTCTCAGCAACTTCACGCAGGAAGTCCCGGTGGGCCTCAACCATCGGCAGGATGATGTCCTGGCGGCCGACGAACAGCAGAGCGCACGCCACAAGGGTCGCGAACCCGTACCGCTCCAGAATCCCGAACAGCGTGCTTTTCACTTCGTCTGTCACTGTCTCATCTCCGCTTGCCATGCAGACAAGAGCACGCGGTTGGCACGCCGCTCGAGCCACCACTGCACTAGGTATTGAATCACGGCAGACGCCAAGGCTTGCAGCAACACGGCCCACAGGAACCCGTACTCCTGGGCCTCGTAAGGGCTGGACGCTTGGTGCAGCCTCTTCATGTGCCCAAGCAGCGATGCGGTGTAAACGCCACGCTGGTGATTGTCGCGGCACGCGTTGAGGTACTCGCCTTCCCAGTTCTCGACCGCGAGCACGACGAGATCGTTTACTGTCTGGCGGCCGACGATCCGCTTCCGAACGGTCGGCAACGCCTCCCAGCACTGTTCTTGCAAGTCGGCTAGCGTCATGGCTTGCACGTCCCAGTGGTGCAGGCCGCTGGCCCAAGCACGCTCTTCGGCGTCTTGCCCGTTCCGCCACACGCCCGACAGGTGCTCATGATTTTTCCATCGCCCACCTTGCCGGTGCCGTTGCAGTTCTCGCAGACATCGCTCACCGGAGCAGGCGACGGCGGCTTCAGCCGATAGAGCACCGCGACGCGAGCACCCTCGCACGCGAGATCCGCCGCGATCGTCGGATCAGTTGGGCCGGCATCGACGCAGCCGACGAGCACCAGGGCGAGCACGGGGAGCCACCGCATTACAGCACCCCCTTGAGCCAACCGGCCTCTGGCATGAGCTCAGGCTGAAAGCCGTTGAACCCGGCGACCGCATACGAATCGCCTCCCTTGCACATCGAGTCGATCACCTCGGCATCGACCCAGCCGGCCGATCGCTGCAGGGACTTCGGCAGACGCTCATCGACCGGCCCGTCATAGGCGTCGCCCCACGAGTTCGGCACGAGGAGGGCCGGGCGATCCCACCGCAGATCGCAGGCCATCATGCAGTGCATCCATGTTCCCATCGGCGTGAGCCAGCCGCCCCCGAGCGAGCCGCGATCGGCGAACCGCATGGAAAAACCACGGGACGAACACAGGTAGACCGGATACCCGTTGGAGATCGCCTTTGCGCAGTCATCAAACGACCGCACGAGCGTGACCTCGCTTACCTTTCGCTTCGCAGCGTAGGGCTCGAGGTCATCGGGCAGACCGTCGCGCCCAAGTGCCTTCTCTTGCGTGCCCGAGAGCGGCGACTTGTAGACGGTGCCGCCGTAGCTCTGACCGAAGTGGAGCGTGCCGTAGTCGCGGATCGCCTTCGCCGCGTGGAAGCCCGTGCTGCCGTCGCCTCCGAGATTCCGCGACTGCCCTCGGGCCTCGACGCGCGACAATCCGTAAACGACTCCGGGCACGCACAGCCCGCCCCACACTTCCGGCTCGCGTCGCAAGAGAATATCGGCGGCGGCCAGGCAGTCCACCGCCATCGCGGTTCCCCACCCGACGCACGATCCGATCGGCTGCGAACCGCGTTTCCACGAAGGCATGCACTGAAGCAGCAATTCCGACAGGCTCACGTCATGCTTCGCGGCTTGGAGGCCAGGCCCGGCTTCGGCAAGCGTCGGATGCGGGAGCGACGCGACGAACGCATCAGCGCCGGCGGGGTCGGGCGTGTAACCGAAGAGCGGGAGGAAAGCCATCGCCTTACCCCCTGTTCATGCCGGCCCACGCCATAGCCCTGGCAAACTCTGCGTACTGTGCCCGCATGTCTTTCGTGACGGGCACCGTCGCCGCGCCAAGAGCCTTCACATAGGCCGCCTCGGTCGCCGTCCGCAGGGCTTCCTGCGAGCCAGGCACATTGCCGCCGATCCGCCGCCACGCAATATCAAGGGCCAGCGTTGTGAACGCTCGCAGCGAGCGCGTGTCGGTGAACGCCACCTCTGTCGCGATCGCGTCGCCTTCGACCACGACTGCTGCCTTGCTCCACGTCTGTGCCCATAGGGCTCGGTCGCCGGCAGGCAGATTGCGGAGAGCCCGGGCCACTGGTTCGACAATCGCCTGCATGGCATCACTCGGAGTCTCGGTGTCTACGCTCACAACCGGCAGCACGGGCGACACTGCAACACGGGGAATGCCGAACACCGCGAGGTATCCAAGCGCCGCCGCAAGCAGGAGCCGTGTGCCGGTGCTCATTTCTTCGCCTTGCCTGGGCAGCCGCCGAGCATCACGTCAATCAACTGCTGGCAGATCGCCACGCCCTCGATGCACCCAGCAGCCTTGCACCGCTCGGCTAGATCGAGCACCGTCCGCATCTCGCGGATTCCGATTGCGGAGGCTTCGGCTTGGGCTGGCTGCGAGGCTCGCCACGCTTGGGCTTTTGCCACCAGCCAGGACGCGGCAGGAGCGCCCGCGATAGCCACTGCCGCCACGCCGGCGACGATACGAATGATGGCATCGAAGGTCACTTCCGCATCTCCTCGACCTTGAGCAGCACCCACCGCACGAGCGCCTCACCCTCGGGCGAACGCAGCACGGCGGCCAAATGCTTCACGAGCTCATCGTCGAGAGTGCTGCCGGTGTTTGAAGCCAGCCACTCGCAAGCTTCGGCGACCACAAGGCCCTGCTTGAACGGGTCGGCAGTCTGCACAAACCGCTGCGCAAATCCGATCAGCGGGGCGTATCGCTGGATAAGTGCGAGCTGCTGCCAGATTGAAAGCCGTTCGCCGTAGCGGGCGTATTCGTCGGCCGTGCCTTCGTAGTTGGCCATGTGCAGTCCTCCTGCACAGATTGTGCCGGTGCACATGCCACTCCTTGCAGCCGTCACGGGTCCGCAAAATCGTCAATCAACTGCTCTAGCCTGTCATTACGCAATTCCCGAGAGTGTTCCAGCTTGTACTGCACCAGCTCGTCGGGGCTGCGGTATTGGCGTGGCGGCTCGTTGCGCCGCTGCTCGATGTGCTTGGCACGCAAGGCGGCGCAAGCGGCCGAAATTTCTTCCGGCGTTGGGTCGCGGTGACGTGGTGGCTTGGCACGCTTGCTGCGATCCAAGCGAAGCGGCAGGCCAAGCCGATCGCGCAGCCGAAATAGCTGATCCTTGGTGACGCCTAGAAACAGCGTCATCTCGGAATAGGTTGAGCCGCTGGCCCACACGCTACGCAGCGTCGCTTGGAACGTCTTGCACGCCGTGCTCACGGTTCCCGGCATCGTCGTTCTCCGTTGGCATCCAGTGCATCACCGTCCGCATTGCAGGGTCTAGGTAGAGACGCAGCCCCGTACGCTCTGCCATCGTCTGATGAAACGGCACGTGCTCGCAGTCGCGGCCGTCGTACGTGCCTTTGAGGTAGGCGTACGTGTCGTAGATCGCCAGGCCGCCAAAGGCAGACACGACATGCACTGGCGGCGAGCCAACGGGCGGCAGCCACGAATGCTTCCAGCCACCTAGCCCGGCCGTGTAATCGTCCCACGCTGAGTTCAGCCGCAGCGCCCACGCATCGTAATGCGTCCAGCTCTTCGACATTGTCTGCTGGTTGTCCTCGCCAATCGTGATAGCCGGGTGCTCAATCAGCGACACACTCGCCATGCCTGCGGCGTCGGGCGTCATCAGCAGGCAGCCCAGCCCGTGCATGAAGCCAGAGTGCGACCAGCCGCCCCAAGCGTCCCAATCAATAACCACCACGAAATCGGCATCAGACGCGTTCTCGCGGACCCACCTCTGGCACGCCGTGCGGTACTCGGCGAGAGCTTCCGTGCGGCGGCCCGCGAACTCCGTGGTGTATTGCTGGCGGCCCAGCCGCTGGCTTGTGAACGTCGCCTGCGGGAACTCACGGCAGAAGTCCATGAGCACCTGGTCGGTGGCGTCCGTGTTGTCGTTCGTCTCGATGTGCAGCCGCCACTCCCGGCACTTGGCCGTGAGGATCTGCAGCCGCCCGAGGTTATCGGCCAGCCAGCGGTCACAGTTGCGGGCAAGCCCAACGAAGACCACGCTTGCGTCTTCCAGTTCGCTCGCCCCGATCTCGACGTGCCGCTTGAAGTCAGCCGCAAACGGCTCCATCGGATAAACGAGGTGCTCGGGTATGTTTGGCGTCATACTTCTTCCGGCCTCCCGATTGCCCAACAGTGATCCGGGTGAGCTTCGCCGTACGGGTGCGCCACTCGCTCCACGTCTTTGCCCAGCCGCAGCAGCTGCTTCACCACCTCGTCATAGGTTGCGTGGCACTCAACCAGAAACGTGGCCCGGCTCCACACCTTCGCAGACGCAGCCGACAGCGCCGCCACCTCAGCGCCTTCAATGTCGATCTTGATGAAGTCGGCACCTTGCGGGCATAGCCCGTCGAGCGTGTAGCCGCGCACCGTCACTACCTCGTGAACCGGGGCGTCGGCGCACGCGCTCGCGCCGATCGGGTGAACCTCCAGCAACGAACTTTGCTCGGATGATGGGCGGCTATACAGCAGCACGTCGCCTTCACGGTCGCAGGCCGCCCCGTGGATCGCCACGGCGTTGCTGGGCAGGCGGGCAGCCAGCACTTCATACGCCCGCTCGTCAGCCTCCAAGGCCGTAACGGTCGTGAACTCGCCGGCTAGCACTTTCGTCCACGATCCGACGTTTGCGCCGATGTCAACGGCGTGCCAGCGAGCAACGCCAGCCAGAGAATGAATCAGCCAGGACTCAACGCTCATGTGATTCGCACGGTGGTCCGTGCCTCCGTGCCATACGTTTTTTCCACAATGAACCGGCCTATTTGTGTGTCATCCACCCACGCCACGCCGTTCAGTGCATCCTCAATCCCTTTCAGCACGTTCGAGCAGTCGGGCCGTGGCAGCTTCGGGGCGTTGTCTCGCAACCCGCTCTTGCGAAAGTGGCTCTTCGGCCTAGTCCACACAAGATCAACGATCAGCGTGATTGGCGCGGAGTCGGTGGGCGTTGCCCCGGCTTCGATTGCTGCGGCTGCAATCGCCGCCCGGTAGGCGTGGATCGGGTGGGCTGATGGCGTGTAGGCGTGCCCGTGCTTGCCTCTCACGGTGATCCGAGCCCGTGGCTGCGGCACGGGATCGCCAGGCACAGAGAACGTGATGGCGTTCACGATGCCCTCGCCGCCAGGTAAAGGCCGACGTTAGCGAATGCGTACCCGAGGTACGCCAGACCTAGCCCCGCTTTGCCATGCAGGGCCAGGTCGGCCGCCACCACGAGATAGATGCCGCCGGTCAGTGCGATCAGCCAAGGTGCCATGCACGCAGCATGGCGACGGCGTCAAGCGTGACGGCCTCCGCTGGGCTGGCAGATGCCGGCCCGCCACTTGCTGACCTTTGACGTAGTCGAGCAGTCGGGCTCGGCCCGCCTCTGTGCATAGTGCCGCTCCCGGCACTGCCTTGCACGCTCTGCAATCTCGTCTGGCGTCGGGTCGTTTATCTGCTGGTTCTTATCACGCGGCCGTGGCGGTAGCTTGTGCCGCGCCACGAGCCGCGTGAGATGCGTAGGGCTGATGCCAAGCATGGCCGAAACCTTCACGCGGGTGAGCGTGTGGTCGTTCCACAATTGGTACAGCCGGGCCAGGTCAACGTGTCGCACTACGGGCATGGCGTCACTCCGCTGCCATCGGCATGACCACACCCGTGTGGCAATCCGTACGCAGGATCACCGCCGACTGCCCGTCCTTCGCCTGGACGCTCACCGTGGGCTCGCCGTCCGCCGGCAGCCCTTCAAGCCACTGCCGCACGTATCGCGGGTCCAGCTTCACCGTGCAGGCCGTGCCAGCCTCCACCAGTTCGCACGTGACGCTCGACTCTCCGGCCTCGCTCGACTTGCCGTGGAGCCACAGCCCCTTGTCGCTGAAGGCAAAGTCAATGCCCCGGCTGGCCTCGGTAGTCACGATTGCCGCAGCCTTGACCGCAGCCAGCAGCTGCTCGGCAAGCACGGTTGTCGGCTCGCAGTCGAGATCCGGCACCACGTCGCGCCACCGGGGGAAGCGGCCCTCGATCAGCCGGGCCGTGACAGTTGCCGTGCCGATCGTGGCCACAATCTCTTTGCCGGTCGCCTCGAGCTGGATCGACCCATCGGAGTCAGCCAGGGCCAGCCGCGACAGGATGCCCATCACCCTGCTCGGCACGAGCGTCTGCGAGTCATCAACCGCCAGGTCGTGCTCGCACTCCACGAGGCTCAGTCTCCGGCCGTCTGTTGCGACGAAAGACACCGTCTCGCCCTTCACCTCGATGAGCACGGCCCCGAGGGCGAACCGGCTGGAGTCATCATCGGTGGCAAACACCACGCCCCGCACAGCCCGCACGAACTGGTCCGCCGGCAGCCGTGTCACCGGCTTGGCGTCGGCCGGCTCCCACATGGGGTATTCCGCCGCCGACTCCGTGGGCAGCGTCCACGTGCCCGAGCCCGCCCGCACCACGCAGCTGGTCTCGCCCGGCTCCAGCGTCACGGTGTCGCCCGTCGCGGCCCCGAGGATCTGCGAGAGCCTGCCGTGTGGCAGCAGGATCGCATCGCCGTGGTAGTCCACGGTCACGTCGATGCGCACTTCACCATGAGATCCCGTCAGCAGACCGTCGCCCAGACGCACGGCCTGGTAGATAGGCTTCGGGCTGCGCGTCGGCACAGCCGGCGAGACTGCGGCCACCGCCGCCTTCAAATCAGACGCCGCCAGTTCGATCCCGGTTCGTTTCTTCGTCGCGGTTGCCATTGTCAGATTCCCTTCGTTTCAAAGAACAACCCACCAAAATCCCAATGCCGAACGTCAGCACGAGGACAATTTCTCCAAGGCTCAGCATCACGAAGTCGCGCACGGTCATCGTGTCGCCTCCGCTCGTTCGAGGTGCAACGCCTGGCGGACCAGCCGCTGCATCAGCTCGCGGATCGTGTCGGCCGCAAACTCCAAGCGCAGCCGCGTGTCATCGTCCACCTCGTCATCCCACGCGCGCTGAGCGCACATGTCGGCCACGATCGACGGCGGCGGCAGCTTGTACGGGTTGTCGGTCATGCGCCCACCTCTTGAATCGGGCGGATGGTGCGCGACTGCCGCTCGTTCCACGCTAGGTAGCCCTTCTTCCGAAGCGGCAGCAGGTGGCACATGGCACCGTTGGGCGAGTCGAATTGAAACGCCAGGCACAGCTCTCGCACCGTGGGCGAGTAGCCGTGCGTTGCGATGTACTGCACGATCCAGCGATATATCTCGCGCTGGCGATCGGTCAGCGGGCGTATCGGGGTGGACGTGGTCATGTTGCGTCTCCGTACACGTTGCCGCCGGCCAGGCCCAGGCGCTCAAGCAGATAGCGCACGAGCCGATAGGCAGTCTGCATTTCGATCTTCAAGAACGAAGCGTTCTCGGCGATCAAGTCAACAATCTCTTGCTTGTCTGCAGGCTTTGCGTTCTGAATCACTTGCCGCAGCTCCGCGCCAATCCGCGAGTCGGATTCTTTGCAGATACTCACAGGCTTGCGCGGCTCACTGGTGCCCGGCGCAGGCTTAAGCAAGAACTGCTTCATGCGGTACAGGTGCCGATACTCTTCAGTGATCCACTTCAGCTGCGGGTACAGCGTGTCGCGCGTGCGCTTCACGTTCCGCAATGCGTCGTAGAGAACGTCCTGGTCAAGCGACGAAAGATCGTCGTTGAGCAGGCGGCGCTCCTCTTCGCTCCACTGGCACTGCGACCAAAGTTGGTTCATTGCCTGCTTGTTGCTGTCCCACGTCCTCATAGGTTCCCTCCTACTGGCTGGCGTGCTCTGCTTCGATCTTGCTTTGCGTTGTCAAACTCGCCGGCCAAGATGCGGTCGACGTAGGTGAAGAACCGAGTAACGGCCAGCGGCGTGTCGAAGAAATGACACTGCGGCAGCCGAGCCATGGCCTGGTAAGCCTTCTCCAGCCATGCCGGATAGCAGGCGTTATTCACCCAGCCGTCGGGCGCCATAAGGCCGGGCCACGGCTGTGCCTTTTCAGTCGAGTTCCACTGCTCCACGAATCGCTGCCACTCAGTGGCTGCCCACCCTGGCTGGCGAAACTCGTCGCCGTTCCCGTGTGTGTGTGTTTTGTCTTCTCTAGCGGGAAGGCTAGGGGAAGGATTAGGGGCGATCGTTTTGCGATCCGTTTGCGATCCGTTTGCGATACCTTCTGCGATCGTTTTGCGATCCGTTTGCGATCCCCACCTAGCGTCATTGCCCTTTTTCCCGGCGTCTGACTTCTTTTGCTTGTGGGCCTGAACGGCCTGCCGCTCTAGCTCAAGCCTGGGGTGAGTCAGCCGGAGATCAGCCTGCGATCCGTTTGCGATCGCAGTGCGATCGCAGTGCGATCCGTCTGCGATGGGCACCAGCCGAGCCCGGATACTGAGCCAATCACCATGCTCAAGCCCGCCGGCGATTCGAGTGCAGGCATCCTCGCTGTCAGGAATCCCGCCGCGCGTCCAGGCGTAGCAGATCAGTCGGACGTACGCCCCGAAGCAAGCAGGCGTCATGTCCACCGTGGACGCGATCAGATCGTCGCAGAACAGCGGAAGCACGTGGTGGCTGTCAGGCTTGCGTGCCATCCGTGGCCTCCTTGCCGGTAATTGCCTTGCTGTATGCAGCGCGGCACTTTCGCGCGGCGTCCATTACACGATCAGGAACACGCGAGTGATTGTCGATAGCCGCGTCAAACATTTCGCGGCACGCTTCAAATAAGTCAGGGGCAGCTGCAATAAGCGCTGCGTTACTGTCACCCTCGCCGTGCATGTTCACGACGTAGGCAACGTCCGTTCCACGCGGATCCCACACAACGCGCAACTTCATAGAGCCGCCAGTCGGAGATCCGAGCTCAATAAAATTCCGAGAAACAGTCTTCCACGGCATAAAGCACCCTTTCCATTCCGCCCTGCCGCGTCGAAGCGGCTTCGTGCCTATCACAAGGGCGGCGTCGATCACACTTGGTGTCTCTTCTTGCGCATTCCCTTGAAATAGACGCACTCGATTGCCATGCACATCGCATAGGAGCGATCGCTGCTAGACGCCGCCCTGTCGCGTTCAAGCTTGAACGTCGCATCTGCGGCACGGATAAGGGCGCTTACTGGCTTGTCGGCCAACTTCTTAACCAGCCGATCCTTGTCGAAGTCGGGCGTCTTGTGAATGAAGTAAGCGAGTCCACTGATGATGTCACCGCGAAGAGACTCTGACTCTCCAAACCACGCTTGGCAGATGATTGACAGCACAGCTGCTAGGCCTTCCACGCCAACCTTCCGATGCGCCTTTTCCAGAGACACGACGGCCTTCACGAAAGGCCAGCCAGGCTTGCCGGATTCAAAGCGCAGGCTCAAGCCAGCGGCCTCCACGACTCGCGCAATCTCGACAGTCTGCGAGTCACCCTCAACAAGTTGCGCACGAAACAGCGCGCAGGCCGTGACGTTAGTTCGCTCCTTGTTCTTGAGACGAAAAACGCGCGCCTCGTGCTCTTGTCCTTCAGAAGAAAACACGTCGCACGGAACCATCGCTATCCCAAGCTTGCGTGCCGCCGTCAGTCGCTGCATTCCATCCACAACCCACAGCGTGCCGTCTCGGCGCTCTCCGACAGTGAGCGACCCAAAGGCATCTTGGTCAATGTTCTTGGCAATTCTGTTGACGCGAGCGGGAACGATCGTCCGCTGGTACGCTTCCGAGATCTGCAGTTCGTCCACGTTGATTTTCCGGTTCTCTGTCTTCAGCAGCCGCATCGCGGCCTCCTTTCGTTTCCCTTCCACCACTCTCGGCCGCACGTCAACAAGACGCCGCCGTTGCTTTCCATTCCCTTTCCCCGCGTCCGCTGGCGCTGGTGACGATGTTGCCCGTCTCCACGATCCGCCCGCACTTGGCGAGCTCGTGTATTCGCTTGTTGACCTGGTGGGCGAGCAGCCCACACCGTGCCGCGATGCCACTAGCCCCGGCCGGGCCTTGGCTCAGCGCTTCGACAATGGCCGCGTGATGCTCGCCTCGGAACGTCTTCGCGTCAGCGGCTGCGGCCTTGCTCGTAACCGGATCGGTGCGGCGAAACAGCGGCAGCGTGTCGAGCGATTCGCTGAAGTAGTCGGACATACAACCTCCGTGTGTATTGGCCGCGTCTCGTGCGGCACCCGGCCGCATTACCCTGGGAGGCAGAGCTGCAGCTGCGGTGGTTACTCGCCACTCCCGCTCGGCGGCCAATGCTGCTGAAGCGAACGCAGCTGGTGGCAATGGCGTGCCGGCTGTGTTAGTCCCCTGTGTAGTTGCTTTCCATGTAGCGCCACGGCCGGGAGCGACGGTCGTATGCAATCCATATGGCGTTCCACTCCTCAACCGTCAGCCGCTTCGCCAAGGCTTCGGCGTATGCCTGCTCCTTGATCGCGTACGCGGCCTCGACTGTGTCAGCGGCTCGAACTTGGGCCAGGTACTCGTTGGCAGTCATGCGTCAGCCCTCGCTTCCTCAGCGTCCGCCTCTGCTCGAAGCCGCGCCGCCAGGCCGTGAAGCGTTACCGTCGCGGCTTCAACCTGCGCGGCAGCAGCCCTCCGGGCATCAGGCAGCGTTTCGTGCCACTGGCCTTCACGCAGCGGAACGATCGTTCCGTGGGGCAGCCGGATCATCTGCTCACCGTCCACCTGAACGATGTCGCCAGAGTGCTCGTAGACGCTAGGCGTTTCGAGTCGCATCAGATCGCACTGGTATACCTTACTCATGACCGGGCCTCCGCTTCGATTTCTTGGGCGTCGAAGTGCTCGGTGCCGTTGTCCTCGTAGGCATCGCCGCGCGGCGTCATCAGCTCCATGCGTGTGTCGATGAGCTCGAGCAACTCGCTGGCCTGACTCGGCGTGTAGAAGCCAGCGTCAAGCCGCTCGCTCACGGTCGCGTGGATCTGACGCAGACGATCGACAGCCTTGGCTGCGGCAATCGCTCGACGGGCCTTCGTCATGTCCTCGGGCTTGGCCTGCTCGGCAGGCTTCGCGTACACAGCCTCGGGCTGCGTCACGATTGGCTCGCCTGCCGTGTAGTCCTGGGCTTCCTCGGCCGTCACAAGGCCACGGAGAACGTCAGGGAAAGCGTCACGCAGGGCGAAGCCTCGGGCACGCAGCTGCAGCATGCGGCGCGGGTACTGCTGCCACGGGCCAGACTTGCCCCACAGCCCGGCCTTCTTGGCGTCGGCCACCGTGAACGTCACCGTCGTGGGCTTT